CTTGACGACGCCGAGTACACACGCATCGTATCGGCAGGCGAAAGCGACAGCTTAGCAGCACTACTGCAGTCCATAGGCGAGAAACTGCCAGACACCAACGGTCATGCACCTGAAACCTCAAATATCGTACCCGACAACTACGAGCTAATCATCGAATGCAAAGATGAAACACAGCAGAAAGGCTTCTTTGAAAAACTTCAGGCGGAAGGATACAGGGTGCGAGTTTTGAATCTTTAGGAGGCGAAAGGTTGGATTTTGATTTTATGGTGAGTTGGAGCAAGCCAGAAGGTTTTCGAGCGCAAAGCGTCGCCGGTAGCTTCACCCTAAACGACGTCAAGCTACAAAAGCGTTTCAAAGGCTCATTGCCTATCGAAGGGGACGGCTGGCAAATCGGCGTTATCGTCGGCCGCAGCGGCTCAGGCAAAACAAGCATAGCAAAAAAACTTTTCCCAGACGCATACACCGCAGCCTTCAACTACACATCCAAATGCATCCTAGACGACTTCCCAGAAGAAATAGAAACAAACGAAGTAACTAAGCTCCTCTGCAGCGTCGGCTTCGCGTCACCCCCAGACTGGCTCAAACCCTACAGTTGCCTAAGCCAAGGCGAAAAAATGCGCGTAGACATCGCAAGAGCCCTCTGCCAGCAGAAGAACCTGACAGTTTTTGATGAGTTCACCTCGGTTGTAGACCGCGAAGTTGCAAAAATCGCCTCCTACGCAATCAGCAAAGCCGTTAGGCGCCAGAAAGACAAGAAATTCGTAGCCGTAACCTGCCACTACGACGTTGTCGACTGGTTAGATCCAGACTGGGTTTTCTGCACTGACACAATGGAGTTTGACCGAAAAAAAGAAGCCGGCCGCCCGTTGAACTCAAGGTTTATCGGTGCGGCAAATCCACATGGACGATGTTTCGGCAATATCATTATCTAAACGGAAACCTTGGCGCAGGCGTCAGATGCTACGTCGCCCTCTACCAAGAAAATCCCGTAGCGTTTATCGCAGTTGCGCATGTGCGAATGAGAGGGCACTTCTTTCGCGTCAGCCGCCTAGTTGTCTTGCCAGATTACCAGGGCATAGGAATTGGAAAGCGCCTGCTGAATTTTGTGGCTGAACTCTATACCACTCAGTTAAATTTGCCCTTTTATTTGCTTACGAGCAACCCGCAGTTGGTTCGAGGAAATCTGGACCGCTGGATTGTGAAGCGTGCCGGGCATGGCAACCACGGAACAACAGATTCAAGGATAAATCGCGGGATCGTTAAGGCAACAAGCAGAGGCCGACTTACCGCAACTCTCCAATATATTCCGAAGAAAATAGCGGTGAAAACTCCTGGATACGGCAACGATTGAGCGACGCTTAGAAATATTAAAGCTTGAAGGAAACGGCTTAGAACCCTGCGAAATCGTCAAGGACCTAAGCGCAAAATACGACATATCCGAGCGTGCAGTGTACAAGGATTTTGAGACCCGGAGCAGTTGGCAGCCCCAACTTCAAGCGATGACAAAGACCCTTTCCAAAGTTTGCAACCGCCACGAGCAACTTTACCGAAAAGCAGTAGTCACATACATGCAAGCAAAAACTGACACAGCACGCATCGCAGCTTTGAACCTAATGCGCCAAATAAACATGGATATCGCAATTATGTCAGGAGCCAAAACCCAAATCGAAGCAGAACCCGAAGAAATCCACATAAAATGGGAAGACCCAAAAGAATGCACAAAACAGCAGTAATCAAGTACAAACCCCACCCCGGACAAGCCGAATTCCACTTTCACCCAGCAAGATTTCGAGTGCTCAACTGCGGACGCCGCTGGGGCAAAACCGTTGCAGGCGCCAACGAGTTCATAAGACAAATTTGGCAACAGGGCCAAGGCAAAGAAAAAATCGGTACCGTGGGCTTCGCTGTTGCCCCCACTTATTGGCATACTCAGCGTCAATGGACAGAGTTCATCAACTATTGCCCGCCTGAACTTATAGAAGAAGTCCGTCGGGCTGAACACCGCGTTATCCTCAAGGGAAAACGGGATGTCTGGTTTAAAAGCGCAGATAATCCTGATTCTCTCAGAAGCCAAGGCGTAAAGGTCTTATGGGTTGACGAAGGCGCCCAGATTGGAGAGGAAGCATGGACCATGGCGCTAAGACCTGCGTTGATGGATGAGAAAGGCATCGCCTTCTTCACTGGCACACCAAGAGGTCACAACTGGTATTTTCAACTCTGGACACGTGGACAAGACCCAACGCAAACAGACTACAAGAGCTGGAGCTTCCCGAGCAGCAGCAACCCATATCTGGATCCAGCGGAAATTGCCGCCTTCGCCCGTGACATGCCAGAACTTGCATACCGCCAAGAAGTCATGGCAGAGTTTCTCGACGATGTCGGCTCAGTCTTCCGAGGCGTAGATCGCATAGTCAAAGGCACCTTCCAACCGCCCGAACCACATAAGGAATATGTCATGGGCGCCGACCTTGCCAAACTCAAAGACTACACAGTTCTAGCCGTTCTAAATATGGATGGGCATTTGTGCGCATATGACAGGTTCACCCAGATAGACTGGGTTTTCCAACGCAAACGCATAGTTCAACTAGCCCAACAATACAATGCACGCCTTCTGATCGACAGCACAGGCGTCGGCGACCCCGTCTGCGACGAACCCCACCGCGAAAACGTCCGAGTTGACGGCTACAAATTCACAAACGCCACCAAGAAAGACTTGATCGAGAACTTAAGCATGATGATAGAGAACCAAAAGTTAACAATACCTCAGATTCCCGAATTAATCAATGAACTCAAACTCTACGGCTACAAAACAACCCCAAGCGGAAACATACAATACGGAGCTCCAGAAAGCTACCACGACGACTGCGTCACCGCCTTAGCCTTAGCAGCATGGCAACTAAAACGCACCCCGCCTCCAGGAGTAGGAGTAAAGTTCAGCGAAGACCCCAAATTACTAAGGAAAAAAGGCAACATATACAACCACCCCTTCTTCCGCTAAAAGTCACAACAAAAATTGTATCATAATTCCTGACTTCGGAAAAAATATTGCTTTTAAAAAACAAAAAAGAACTAAGAGAAGTAGGTTCATAAAATCGGTAATTGATGGCAAGTCCGGAACGAATCGCCACTGTTCGGCCGCTTTTACACGGCTATTTCCCCTCTCATTTTCGTCTTATCACTTGTATAACAAAATCTGTCAAAAGGAGGCGTCACTCTAATATGATTATTTGACTTTCCTAAATGAAATCCAAAAAGAAATCAGCCCTCCTGTATACGTTTCAAAACTTGGAAATGGAAAATGGCTTGGGCTGGCTGAGAAGGGATTAGGCCCTCAGTCTTCAGGGTGCTAGAATCGCCAGATTTAGATTTCTTCGCAGCATCTTCCCTTTTTTTATTCAAATTAATTGCTGAGCTGGGAATGGGCCCCAACCCTTTTTTGCCGTCAAAAATATTCTTGAGATACCCATGACGAGAGTTCGAATCTCCCGGGAGACATTGGGGCTCGGGCATGAACCTATATGTTTTTGGCCTCGGGAAAATAAAACATTTCCCTCTTTTTTCTATTTTTTCAAGAATTCAGATTCTTAGTTGGGAGGGGTAACGGTAAGTTGGTTGAGTCTCAAGCGGTTTTAGCTGCTTAGCCTAAGAATCTTATTTGTAATTTTCGTGCCCCTAACTTGGAGGAGTTTCAGCGTTGGAAGGCTTACGTTCAGTGGGCAAAAGACAATGGTAGGATGTCTGTCACCTAACACTAAGTTGACTGATTCTTTCATGAAGGGCATTGAGGGGGCAGCTGAAGTTCGCGATGGAAAACAGGTTGTTAACATTCAGAAGAATAATGTTTTTCAGTATCAGGTTTCTAAGCCTCGCAGAGAACCATACGATTTGAGTTGTTTAAAGAAGGAGTATCAGAAAACAATCAGTAGTGTTCTTTTTGAGGCCTACGTTCTCAACAAAGCCAGAGACTTAACGCAAGAATCTAGCTACAGGGACTTTTTGGAGATCAAACATGACGCTTTCCGCAGAATCATACTGAGGTTGCGTCGGAAAGGCAAAATTGTGGCAAACTCACAACGCACTCTGCAAAGATTTTACTTTTTAGCAGAACGGATCTGCGAGTACTCTCAGGATAGAGGAACAACACAGTAAAACAAATGTTTACAGACTATATGGTAATTGAGATCGCCCAAAGGTCTGTTAGCCTTCGTTAATTTTGTTATTTTTGTTATTTTGCGTATTTTGTTTTTTTTCTCTCGCGCGCACAAGCTCTTTTTTGGGTTGGTTGATGCAGAACTTGTGTGGTTTATGGTCTTTGTCTACCTG